AGAAAATAAATCTAAAATTATCCTCACCGTCCGGTTCTTCGTCCGGCATATCATTACCGAAATCCATCGGAATGAACCAATCTGAAATAAACTCTTCCATATTAGTCAATTTTTAAGCATTAGGGAACTCTGGTTTAACATCTGGATTTGCTTTATAAGGATAAACATCCATAATAGCAGTTTCTGCTACCGAAGCAATAACGTAGTCTGCCATTGTGCCTTTCATTCCTTCATCCAGTTTTTTGACTGCATCTCTCAAATCGGCTGCTTGAACAAGAATGTTTGTGGATGTTTTCTTTTCCGCACCAGTTTTTTCATCCAATGTGATAAAGTATAACTTGCATTTAAAATACCTGTCAGCCGATTCTTCATCTGAGAAAAATATCTCAGAATAGTTGGCACGTTTTATGTCAGAAACAGTAAACTCACCGCTGATAAACGGTGTCATTTCCTCAATACATCTTCCTTCGCTTTCTGTAAAAGATAAAGAATCAAATAAATAGGGTTCCGTTACTTTCTTGTTCATGCCGTTTTCCATTACTTTCTCGTATCGAATCTTTACCTCAAACCATGTGTGCATCATAATCATTCCTCCTTTGTCTTGTTACGTTCCTTAATCATTGCATCAGCTATTTGGTAAGCTGTTTTAGCCTGTCCTTCATGATTGTAGTTTATAACACTTTCTTCTTCGGATGGGAAAAACAATGTTACAACTCTGTTCCATAAAGTTCTCCTGCGCTTTGCTGTCATCATCATGCACTTCATTGCTTCAAGCGCAATATGATCCCGCGAAATATTCGATTCCATAATTTTATTAACTTTAATTGATTAATAACTTGTCTTTTGATTTTCTTGTACAACTTCCCGACAAAACGTCCATGCTTCTCTGTTCCGTCATCGGGCAACTCGTTTTTATAAATATGAAGAAGTAACTGGATGAGAAGCACTTCTTGTTTTGTCAAAGTAAGTTTCATTTAAATATAAAATTTGTTTTGTTCGACCTCTATCTCCATTAACTGAATCAAACGTTCTTCTTCTGGAGAAGGAATATATATACCTTGGGCACCTGCGAAATTTCTGAATCTCTCAATAGTCATACTCATTTCAGCACTGTCAAGGTCGGCAGAACTTCGCAAGTACTTTATCCTACCCAAAAACTTATCTTCCCTCTCACGAACGAAAGTGTCTTTGTTGCACAGAATCTTGTAATAGTTCCGCTTTACATATTCCATCGTTTCACCGATTTGGCAACCGAAATAAGCAAGGCAGACATGAAGGTATTTGTTCTGATTTAAAGATCTTTGCGGTTTCTTTTCCGTCAGTTCAAATACCTTCTGTTCCTTTATCAACTTCTCCAGCTTCGCTCTTGCCTGCTGGACGTGGAGAGGATTGGAACCATCGTATTTCATCAGCTAAAATGGCAAATCTAGATCATCATCCGACACGCTTGGCGCATTATTTATATCCTCTGGGCTAGGTGATGTATTCTGAGGTACAAACTCTTTGAGGTCCCCAAAAATATATTGCCTTCCTTCTACTCGTTCCTCCTTTTTAGGAGAACAAGTGATGAAATGCGTATGTCCGAACTGGGATTTCTCTTTGCGCTCGATAACAGCCACATTCACATAGATTCTTTCAACTCCGTCTTTACACTTAATTTTCTTCATCTGCTCACGAGGTATATCAGAGAGACAGATACTTCCTGTTAAAATCATAATTTTATAGTTTATATGTTATACAAATCCTCTTTTGTTTTTAGCAAGTGATATAAGTTTTTTTCATCTATATATTTGCAAAAGTCTTTTATTATTTGAGCATTCTTCTCTTCCATCTTACTGTCTCTCAAACATTCTATCGGATTATATATTACGAAATCCGTATTTATTGTGTTCGTAACCATATAACGTTTATATCCTTTAAAATGGAATAGATCAAAATAGAAAGTGTCACAACCAAACAATTCAAGATAAAAACTCCATTGACACGATTCTGTATAATCTCTTGTGTATGGTTGTGAATATTTGGTTTTAACGTCTCGTATCACGTTTCGATATCTGACATCAGCATATCCGTGCACATGAACAGGGAACAACCCACAATGAAAATCTTTACCTTTATGTACTTCATGTTCCGCATCCGGATATTGTTTACGGTAATAAAGGGCATTTTCCACAGCTTTCCCATTCATAAGCACTCTAAATCCATCTTGTTCCTGCTCAAATGTGTTTTCTCCAACATAAATCGCCTTTCCTGTTTCTACAATACTATGGAATACAGATCCTATCGCTGCATAAGCGTTTGGTTCTTTCTTGCCTGAAAGTGTATTTAACACTCTTTCTTCTGTGTCCCATATTGAATGCTTATCCCTGAATCGTCTGAACGCCTCTAATGAAGTAACACTGATACGATACATAATTATCTCTTTTTGAATGTGATTGAATAGGATGTTGTAGAGCTTTTTGAAGGAGCGTACAAAGTTATAATCTCGCCTGTTTCTTCATCTATATCTGTTTTTTGTTCCTTTATAGTACGAAGAAAAGATTCACGTTCCTTGAGTCTCATGTCAATGTCGTTTTTTTCCTCATTTAGCCTTTCCCATACCGGGTCACCACATCCTGTAAAGTCATATTTCACTCCTGTTTCTTTCACCTGTATCAACGCTCCACGGAATGAAGGGATTTCACCTTTTCCATACTTCCCTACTTCATTCAATACAGCTTCCCTTACATCCGAATCTTTCAAAAAAGTGCTTATCGTTTCACTAAGGCTTTTCATCTGTATGACAGCATCTATCGGATTTACATCACCATCAATTACTTTTTGTACAAACATACAGGCAAGTTCCGTCTGTTCCTGCTTCGTAGATGGAATATTGTTTATCTTCAAATCATTACTCATGGCAAATTATTATTAACTTTATATTGATAAAAATTGTCAGAAATGACAGTAATATCGTTCTGCGTAACTTTATAGTACTTTTCTATAAGATTGGATAACGAAAGACGTTTATTCTCAGATTTTGCTTTTTCAAGTTCCTTATAAATCCATTTCATTAAGTCCTCATTGTTAAACTTATCTTTTGGCAGGAGTTTTCTGTTATCTTTTTCCAATTGATTATTTGACTGACATTCATTATTCAGAGAATCATAATCTTTTGTGTCATCTATACAAAACAACCCGTTTAATGCGTACTTCCGTGCATAAGACGATGTGCTTCCTGTGATCTGGCTTGCATCCATTCCCTTCTTTGACTCGTCCTCACGTGCGTATGCCGTTGTCGTTTCCGTTTCACCGTTAGCATTCTTAATGGTTGCGGTTGCCCTTACATAATATCGTGTACCAATCATTACTATTTCGTCAGAAATAGTAAGTGTGCACGACTGACTAAACAATAACGGTTTCACTGCTTCCAAAATATCCTCACAATTACGATATTTATAATTCCCGAATTTATTATATTGTTCTTTGGGCGCCTTAAGCAAACTTTGAATTGTATTAAGTTCTTTCATAATTATATTATTATTTTACCAACACAAAAAAGGCAGGTCCGCAGTCCTTACAAAGTTTCGCTTCCTGCCATGATATCTCTCCGATTCTTCAAGCTCGTTTTCAAGAGAATTGATTTCTTCATTAAGCAAGGATATATATTTACCTTTACAGTCAGCGTTGAATGTGAGCCTTACCGATTCCTCACTCATTGACTGGACTATATCAAGCTCTGAATAAAGTTTATCCAGTTCATCGCTTATCTGGCTTACAGTTCGCATAGTTATAATTTCTATACCTTTTCAAGAAATTGGACCGGCAACGAGCATACACCCTTCATATTAGGATATTTGACATCAGCATACCCGTTAGCGATATAAACAATCGTACCTGTCAGCGTATCACCTATTTCACGTACTTTATCACCTTTCTTCATAACCATTTTATTTTAAGTTCAACTTTAACCGGAGGATTCTCCATCTTGGAAAATCCGTCAAGAATTTGCTCTTTAAGAAGTTTGGGAGGTCTGTCAGTAATCTTACTATCCAAGACAGACAGTTCCTCACGTTCTCCGTCATAAAACACAAGCGTTACGCCTTGAACTATATATGGATTCATGGCAGTTCGGTATAAGTAAGATTTACACCAATGCAGTCATGTGTCGCACGGATACTGTTACGGTATTTCTCCAAATCATCCACCATAACAGGCATGAACAATTTTACTGTATCCCTGCCACCACTGGCATACACAAGCTGGTAACTTGTTATTTGATATTTCTTTTCCATGATATTTATATTATTGTGGCAATGGTTTCCAAAAATCAATGTCCCATGCCCGGTTAGTATTTCCACATATCCAAATGTTCTTCTTATGCTCACTATCGAATACCAACATCCCGGTATTCACAAATTTCCCGGAACTCTTTACAAACACTCTTGTGTCTAATGGTGGAGGATCTTTTTCTGCATTCCTCCATTTCATGGATTCCAAAACAAATTGAGCACCTTTCTCAAAATCCACCGATGCTGTTCTTTTGTGCGTAATCCCATGTATACCATTTGCATACTCTCTGGCTTTCTCCTTTATTATATTTATATCCATAATTTAACTTGTTTCCAATTAAAAAGCTCCTGTTATCTTCACAGACTACAGGAGCAAAACCTAAACGACTTAATCTATCACTTTGATAACTTACAGCCACCGTCAGCGGAATCGGACCGCCATACTATCCGTTAAATGAAAGTAGAGATTAGAACAGATAATTATTTATGCTTATTTCCTTAGACAGTACCAGCCATGGACGGTGAAATTCCGTACCTATATTCACACACCGGCACGGACAGACAACATTAACTTTATGAAAATAACAAAAAAACTAGATGAAAAAATCATTAATATTCCTTTAACTCTCTGTATGTCATTACCACCAATCTCACACACAATAATGAGATAATGGAAAATATAATCACCGATACAGATTTTATAGGGCTTTCCGTAACTATCGCACCATAAATCATTCCTAAAGAACATAGTGCGGCAAATATAGACAGGATAAAATTAGCTGTTTTCATAATATGCATTTTTATATTGTTCCCCTCAACGGCTTAAACCGGTTGTTACCCCGAATCTTACGGGAGGGGATATATTAGACCTTCCGGCGGTACTTGTGCCCAACCAAGTTTACTTAATGCACTAAGGACAAATCGGTGCACCGAAAGTATGTTCAATCAATTATTATAGACCCTCAATACGTCACGGCATCCCTGCTGGTATTGACTCCTATAATCAGTCCGTTTGTCTGCATTATATGGCTTATGAGTTACACCATATAAACATTTACAATGTGTGAAAGAACTTTGAACAGTTCCCCTCAACGGCTTAAACCGGTTGTTACCCCGAATCTTACGGGAGGGGATATATTTATTTGTCTGCTGAAATACAAGCCAATTGTTTCTTTAGATAACTTATACGATCACATTCCATATCACATATTTGACTACCTTGTTTTTGGTTGTGAGGATAATGCTTACATTTCCCCCTTTGAAAACAAGGACATAACTGCCGGTACACTATCACAGTTCTTTCTTCTATCTCCTTGCATGCAATACTAATAGCTTCCAGCGCGTCAGCTTTAAAAATCAACGGTTCTACCGGATTACCAAGCTGGTAGCATTTATTATTTATAAAATCGGTTGCTTTGCTCATTTTTTATTTATCTAATAAGTATTTATTTACATCTTGTTTAGAGAAATACAACAGTTTGCCCTT